CTCTAATGATCCCGGCTCTTCTTTTTCTAATTGGCTTTTAATTCTTCTAAACCGATCATTAATTTCTTTAATTCTTTTTTGTTTTACATCATTTAAAACAGTTTCCTGCACTTGCGGCATAGACGACTGCAAATGAGTTGCTAAATCCTCACGGGTGATCTTGCCACGCCCTGCCCATTCAGGGTGGACATTGCCTTGTGCGTCAAGCAAACCAGCATTCATAAGTTCTTCTGGTTTAACACCAGTTTGGTTCTTCAATGTGCTAATCAATTGAGATGCGCTGCCAGATGGTTGCAACCCTTTGGCTACTTCTGCTGCATGGCTATAATAGCCTAATGGTGACAATTCACGCTTTGCCAATTGAAGGGCAAGGTTTTCTTCTGCTCCTCCCATTGGGATTATAGCCATAGCAGCGCCTTTGTAGTCACCAGATTTGGCGGCTTCTTGCCCACCAAGAATTTGGCCTACAGGCGTAAAATCTGAAACACTTGGCCCAGTCGTGCCAATGCCACGAGAACCAATCAGCCCCTGAACAAAGTTTTCCCGTTCAGGTGTTGGCCTATCACCGCCCATCAATGCACTGGCAATACGATCACGCCATGTTGGTTCATATGGCTTAACAACAGCACCCGGAAGATTGCTTGTATCTGGGCTTTTTGCCGTAGCAATAGCCTGTGCAATTTGATCGTCTGGGTAGGTATCGGCCATTTGGGATGCTCCTGAACGCCGACATAATAAGGTATATTGGCCTATTTGCCAACTAAGTGCTTGCCAAGTGCAGATGCTAAGTAGGAAACGCCGCCAAACCAAGAAAAGCCAATCGCTACTTCTATGATGGCGCTATACTGCCGAACCAGTTCAATCATTCATTATCTTTAAAAAGTCCCCCCTTCTGAGCCGGACGACAACAGAAGGGAGGGTAAGTCAGAAAAACAGCAACTCAAGGACTTAGAGCCAGACAAACCCGCAAAGAAATGCCTGATGACTAACTACAGGACCATCCCGTAGCCACTCGCCGCCGCAGCGGTCTAAGTCCGACCATACTGCTGCTTGCCAAGGATTAGGTCAACCCTTTATTGGATTTTCCCCTCAGGTGCTTCATTAGCCTCAAGCCTTTGGATCATGCCGGGGTCAAGCATTCCACGTACCACCTGCATCCCATCCATAGGGTTTTTCATAACTTCTTCGGCCAACTTGACTGCAGCCAGACGCTCACGGCTTTCACGATCCCGCATACGGTTCATGGCGTCCAATTGAGCATCTTGGCCCTTCTGTTCAATTTCCTTGGCTTGGTTCTGCGCCTCAAGCATCTTGAGTTGCATTTCCATAGGATTGGCCTGTTGTGGGTTTTCGCCACCGTTAACCTTGTGCTGCGCTTCAGCCATCTTGGCCTGTGCCGTGAGCATCTTGGCCTGAGCATCCGTTTGCTTGGCCTGATCCACTGGATTAGGCATTGGCGGCATTGGTGGAGCCAAGAACTGGTCAGCATTGTTCCAGCCAACCGCTTTCAATGCTTCCTTGCGAACTTCTGGCAAGTTAAACCCTGCTGGGTCTTGGGTCGCCATCTGAACCAAAGCCGTGGTCTTCATAATGCGCTGAGTATTGGATGACGTATTAGGGTCAGCCTGTGGCACAATCTCAAAGTCTTCCAGTGCCTGAAGAAACTGTTGCTCATCCCAAGGGTGCGCTGGTTTACGGTTACGCTGCCAGAATGAATTGGGGTTTTCCCTAAAGCACTTGGCAAGCAACTGGAACTCAGTGGCCTGAGACGCATGCATCCGCTTATGGACAGAGTTCAAAACCTTAGTGGCGTTCTCAATTAATGCCACGGTTGTTCCCACTGGGGCATCCTGACGACCTTCACCCACTGCAACTTCCGAAGTGCCGCCAAGGCGCTGACCATATTGGCTCATCTGCTCAACCAAACCATTGAGCGCAGCCGATGGCTCCTTGTAAGGCAAAGGCATAACAGACTGGTTGATTGGCATACCGCCCGTGTCAATTTGAGCGCCGCCGCCCGGAGGAACGCGGAAGATGTTAGAGTTCTGCCGCCCTGATTGCTTGGCATACAAGAAGCCGGGGAAGTTGGCGTACATACCAGCGTCAAGCAATTCGCGCCAAGCCGCCGTCACAGCATTGGTCGTGTTGCCCAAAATGTGCAGCAAGCCAATGTCGTAGAAGCCAAAGCCCGGAACAAATGTGTACTTTACAAAGTTAACCCGTGCCTCTGGAAGGTCAGCCGTGTCCTCGTCAAAGTTACGGACAATGGACAAAATTTGCTTGGACGAGACATCAATTGTTACACGATATGGTACATCAAGGCCCGACTCAGCGCCGTCAATCTCATGCTCGTAACCCTTGATATTGAGTTCGCAATAGCACTCGTAAATCTCACGATCATTGTCTTTCGGATCGTTATTTGATGCCTGAATACCCTGCTGTTGGTTCTTCTCCATCTGCACAGCGTCAAGGTCTGGAGCCTTGGCGTCAGATAGTTCAACATCACGGTAAGCGCCAATGATTTGCATCCGCTTCACAACGGATGGGCGCATATAGATACGGTGGGTTACCCGACGAGCCGTGTCCAGATCAGTCGCCTGATTGTTGACGATCAAGTCATCAGCATCAATTGATTCGGAAACTGGACGGTTTCGGAGTGGGCAGAAGTAAACTTTCTTGAACGATGTGCCGCCAAAGCCAAGCATCATAAGCATCTTATCCGTGTCTGGATAATATTCCTTAGCCGTGGCTGTTAGGTAGTGGTTCAGGTCTTTCTCAAGGGCGCTGGCCAAGTCGTCACGCTGCACGGAGCCATTGTTCGTGTCATCGTCCCTGATCTTCACTGGCCCATCTGTCGGAAGAAGTTCTGATCTCGCATTTGCCTGAAAGCGCAACACAGCCTCAAGCAACAGGGGATGGCGAACCTTTGACATTCCCTCAACAGGCGCACCGTCTGGGGTTCCTTGCAGTCCGGGGATTTCAATCTTGAGGCCAAGGAGTTTAATTCCCTGCGCTCGTTCCTGTATCCATTCTTCACGGCTGTTCAAGTCACTTTCAATGCCACGAATCAGTTCGCCAGATATGCGGCTCAGTTCATCGTCGTTAATGTCTTCGGCTAAGTTAGCGAACCAACCTTCTGGCTTCTTGCGTTTTTCGGCGTCCTCAATAGGCTTGCCATCCAAGGATACGCTGATCGTACCGTCAGGATGCTCAATGCGAAGAACATTCCCGTCCATGTCCATTTCTGGCTGGTCAGTGCCGTCTTCGGCCATTTCTACCACAATATCCATACCGTCGCCTTGAATTTGGTCATGCTCTTGACCTTCAAGACGGATGTTAGGGTTTAGGCCGGGTGTAAGCGCCATTGGTTAATCCTCGCTATGATTTCCCTACTATAACCCAATCTAGAATTTAGGCAAAGTTCCGCTTTCCGCTTCTCCCCCTACCAACAAAAGAGATTGTTGTCGTAGGACGCGGATCGGGGAGGGGATACGGACGCTGTTTACCCATCAATGCCTTGTTGGTTCTCCCAACTATCGCATGGCCAGTACGCCCCCCAGACTATACGCCTGTCCAACGGGGTGATCGGTTGATGGCTATCCCTGCGCCTTCCCGGCTAACAGGGCCGTCGGAAATCCCAATGGGCAAAGTTCCGGCAGCGTCGTCTCTGGCGTTTATGACCGCCAGCAAGTCCCGATCTGATCACAGCACAGACCGTCAAGAAGCCGTCTGAACCATTCACATCGCCCACTCAATCAGAATAATCTGGGTGGTTCTCAGCAAACTAAGACGAACTTGATGGAACGGGATTGATCAAACGGAAACAAACTAGTATGTTCTTCCTCGTCTGAACCTGTTCCGCCACAGAACTCTTTCGGTTCAGATAGACCCCAGTGTTGAGCAAGTCTCCGCTGGGGTCATCTTTTTTTACAATACCGCATCCTTGGCGGCAGTCAAGAAGCCTTCTTTACAGTCCGTTTGGACTTTCTTGCTTCAACGGCTTCTCGTTCCAGACGAACCATTTCATAGACCGTCCTGTCCCATTCTTCCATTTTATCAAGGATTTCTTTAAACTCTGGTGATTCATCTTTAAGATTAGGAAAGAATGCCTTTATCCTATCAAACCAGCGGGAATAGGTAGCCCAGACAGCACGATCATAATCTGAGTCAATTCTATATTGGAGCGGCATACCGCAACCCATCATTTCTATAAATATTTGCCTGAACTTTGCAGATGTTGAATGTTGTCTGTCGTATTTGCTTGCCAGTGTTTCTATTGTTGCTTTCTGTTCTAATATGGTGCGAAGATATTCATTTTCTTTTTGCAGTTCTTCAAATGTCATTGTTCTGTCCTTTTTATTGCAACTTTTTCTATATAATTAATATTTAAAACAATTCGTTCATGCGCGTCAGTGCATGTGGTCCCGCCATGCCATAAATCACTATCAAAAATAGCCATTCTATTTGCAACAGATTTAACAGTCTTTCCATTTTTAAAATGCGTGTAACCGTTATTGGTATTGAAATAAAAAACAGCAATTTTGCATTTGAAATTTTGGTCTCTATGAAAATCATGTTTGATTATTTTGTTTGTCTTAGGTACAAGATTTGCTTTCATTCGTATAACGGACGCAATATTCATTTTATCCAACATGGGGTGAAGCAAAGCAAAATAATTACTATTTGGCGCACTATCCCTATAAAGATAATGGAAAAATTGCCGCTGCCCGTCATGGTCATTTGAGACGCCCTTGCCAATAAACCAAGGAAATGAATCAGACACAAACGTGTTTGCTATTTCATCAAAATATTGTTGTTCAAGATAGTTATCAATAATTTGTATATCCATCACTCACTCTCATTAATACCTAATGTTGCAATTAACTGGCGAACTTTTTCTTTAAACAACTTATTTTCTTGTTGTGCTTCGTATAGCCATCTGGCTTGCATGATGTTGGTTTCCCGCAGTTTTTCAATTACGTCAGCGGCTTCATGCATTGTTGCTTCAGCCGCCTCAATTGGGCCGTCTGTATACCCAGCAATTTCTTGCCGCAATCGTTCAACAATATCCATCACTCACCCTCCTTCAGTGCGGCACGGGCTTTGTTGCCCCCGTCACTATCAATGCTATGCGGTCCAAAGTGTCCGCACATATAAACTGTTGAAGTACGATAATTGTATTTGTCGGCGTAAAACTTTAACGCTTCCCGCAGCCGTTCAATCTCGTTGTCCTGTTTGACAACCGTGGTTTCACACATCTCAAGCCACTGGACTTTATTCCGCAACCGTTCAATCTCTTCGGCGGCTTCGTTCTGCAATCCAAGGCGAAACGTATAGCCATCTTGTGAGTAAACAGTATTTGCGCTTTTGCGTAATTGTTCTACAATATCCATCACTCACCCTCCTTCAGT